GAAATTGCGAAACGCGTCCGAGAGATGCAGGGTATGGGCGAACTTACCGAAGAGCAGATTGCAATGCAGCAGCTCCAAGTCCAGATGTCCATCAGAAATGCGGAGTTGCAACTATCCGAACTTGAGGCTAGAATTGGCAAGCTGCACGCCGAAGCGGCCCTTGCGCAACAGAAAGCACACAGCGAAGGACGCACAGGCGAAGAGTTCCAGATGGAATACCAGCTTAAGATCGCCGAGCTTAAGGGGCAACTGGCCTCGAAAGCTGCGGACCTGCAGACTAGTTTGGAGTTGGCCGGTATACACACTAAGGCCAACCTGCAGCAAACCATGTTCCAATCCCTCACTAAACGTACTGAGGGCGAACTCGCAAACAGGACCGCGCTGCAAGTAGCCGGTTTGAACGCACGGGCTAAATCGCTGCCCGCCCCTAAAGCGAAAACCAAGTAACGAGGCCCACAAATGGCAAAGAAAGGTGCACTAGATGCAGCGCCCGAAGACGACAAGGAAGTTGTTGGCGAAGACACTATATTCGCAGGAGCGGATACATTCGAGCATGACGACGACGAAGACCTGTCCACCGCCGATCGTGGCGACGACCCCTCCCTTGATGGACGAATCGCCGTCGAAGAAGACGACGCCATGGAAGAAGAAGAAGTTGTCGTGGCGAAGGCAGCTGACGCTGAGCCTGAGGGTGAGGACGACGATCCCGCCGAACTTGATGCTGTCACGGCAGATGATGACGCCGAACCCGACGACACCGCCGTCTCAAACTATGTGTCCAAAGACAGGTTCAACGCCGTCAACGAGCGGATGAAGTTGGCCGAGCAGGCGCTGAAAGAAAAAGAAGCCGCCCTCGCCCAAGAAGCACCCGAACCTGAGCCCGCGTTTGACTTCGACGCGAAAGAAGTCGAGTACATGGAGCTGGTCACCGACGGCGAGTTTGACAAGGCGAAAGCAGTACGCAAAGAGATCCGCGCAGCAGAACGCGCTGAGCTCGAAGCCGACGTAGCCGCCAAAGCTGACAACACCACCGCCCGCGTTAACGAGCAGATTGCCTTTAACAACAAGATCCAGGAGCTAAACGAGGAATTCGATGCTTTCAATCCTAAAAACGAAGCGTACGACCAAGTGCTGGTCGACGAAGCTGTGGATCGCCGCGATTTGTTTGTTGCTCGCGGTATGTCCTTGGCGGACGCACTCGACCGCGCCGCCCGAGAAGTCGCAAAGCTTTACGACTTATCGAGCAATTTCGAAGCAGCCGCCGACGCGGAACTCGCCAGGATTCAAGCCGAAGAAAAGGGCAAGCCGCTGCCGAAAAAGAAAATCGACGTGAAGAAGAAGGTGGCCCTAGCGAAAGCGCAACCGCCCATTATGGACGAAGGCAGCCCGCAAGAAGAGTCGAAAACCGCCCTCACCATGACCGAAGCGGAGTTCGACGCCTTACCGGAAGCCACGAAAGCCCGCATGCGCGGCGACATTGTTTAGCCTGAAACGGGCTTATTTAAAACAGCCCCCTTCATGGGGGCTTTATACTTTGTACACTTCGTCAGCATTGGAAGGTTGACGGTAATAAATTCAATTCCCGCATAATGGCAGCGAAAGCCTCTTACTTTTTTTATAAACTAGGAGTATACGAAGAATGGCTACAACCAATTTTTCGCTGCTGACTGATGAGCAAAAGACCGTATGGTCCCGCGACATTTGGAAGGCGGCTCGTAACTACTCGTTCATGAACAACTTCACTGGTTCTGGCCCCAACGCCATGATCCAGCGTATCACGGAGTTGACCAAGACCGAGAAAGGTGACCGTGCGGTCATCACTCTCGTGGCCGATCTGGAATCAGACGGTATCGCGGGAGATAACCAACTGGAAGGCAACGAAGAGAGCATCAAGGCATACGACGAGGTCATCACCATTGACCAGCTGCGTAACGCCAACCGCTCGAAAGGTCGCATGTCTGACCAGCGCTCAATCGTGAAATTTCGCGAAAACTCTCGCGACGTACTGGCCTACTGGCTGGCCGACCGCTTGGACCAAATGGCTTTCCTGACCATGTCAGGCGTATCCTACGCGTTCAAGAACAACGGCGGTGCCGCACGTCCTGCAGGATCACAACTGCAGAACCTGGCCTTCGCAGCTTCCGTTACCGCGCCAAGCGCCAACCGCCACTACCAGTGGGACGAAGGTACCAAGACTTTGGTCGCCTCCGCTCCTGGTTCGCTGGTCGCTGGTGCAATCGGTACCGGCGACTACGCGTCGTACGCGATGCTGGTCGAAGCCAAAGCCATTGCCAAAGAAAGCTACATTCGTGGCATTCGCGGCCCAGGTGGCGACGAGATGTATCACGTGTTTATGACGCCGACCGGGATGGCCAAGCTCAAGCTTGACACTGACTTCCTGGCCAACGTACGTAACGCAGGCCCGCGCTCCAAGAGCAACGTCCTGTTCAGCGGATCTATCCCGACCATCGACGGTTTGGTGATCCACGAGTATCGTCACGTTTACCGTAACGATGCCGACTGGAACGTACCTGGACAACGCATCATCTTTGCGGGTGCACAAGCGCTGGGCATGGCTGACCTCGGCATGCCTTACTGGGACGAGATCGACAAGGACTACAAAAACCAACAAGGCATCGCCGTTGGCAAAATTTGCGGTCTTTTGAAGCCTCAATTCCCGTCACAAGTGTCTGCGACCACCGAGGACTTCGGTCTGATGGTCATCGACACGGCTATCTAAGGAGAACTGAAAATGGCTATTACACTCAAAAGCAATCGTCAGTACCCCCTGGTAGCAGTTGCCGACTTCGCCTTTGTCGGCTCGGCCCTTGTCTCTGGCATCGCACAGAACGCAGTTGAAGTACCGGCTGGCAGCACCATCACCGCTGTCGCCGTCGTCATCGACACTGTATTCGACAGCGTTACCTCTGACGTTATCGACGTAACCGGCGGCGGTACTACCGCTGCTGCCGTCAACGCTCAAGCGACGGGTTACACCGCAGGTACCGTCGACGGCTCTGTTAACGCAGCTACTACCTACGTTACCGTAGAGTGGACCGGCGTTGGCGGGTCTACTTCGGCGGGCGCAGGCCGACTGATCGTCGAGTACGTTATCGACGAGCGCGACAACGAAAACCAGGGCTAACGGCCCCTTGTAGTACAGGCCCCCATGCTGTAAAGTGTGGGGGCCTATTTCTTTTAACCGGAGTACCTTAAATGGCAAAGTACGTATCAATCATTGAACGGCGAGTCGCCACCACTAAGGGAACTACGCTCCTCTTCAAGCCGATGGAACCTCTCGAAGTACCCGAGATCATCGTGCCCGAGGTGCTTGCGGCAGGGATTGTCCGCGAAGACTTGTTCAAAGCCGCGATGAGCGGTCAACTCAAAGCAAACGACGAAGCCCTCGTGGCCGCGTCGCTCAGAGCGCAGGCTGTCGAGGGCGGTATAACCGCTGACGAAGAGCCCGTAATTAGCGAAGAAGATGCCTTCGACACTATTGCTGCTGAGCTCGCCCTGCATAAACAGGAAGAGCAAGAAAAAGACGAAGCTGTTCGTCTGGCAGAACTGGAGGCCGCAGCCGACGCCGAAGCAGAGGCTTCGCGCGAAGCACGTGGCACTTCGAAGGAAGAGGACGCCGCTTTCCTGGAGTCGGAAAAAAGCCCCGTATTCGATCAGGCAGTATTTGAAGCAGGCGTGCGGGAACTCATCGCGAAAAACGACCCCGCAACACTTACACCCAAGGGAGCACCGAAGGCGAAAGTATTGTCTGATCTCGTAGGCTTCGAGGTTCACGCAATACAAATCACGAACTTCCTTAAAAACCTGGAATAGTAAATGCAAGGCAGCGTAGTTATCGATAGAGCGCAAAGGATTCTCAACGACACCACCGCTGTTCGATGGCCCGCTGCCGATCTTCTGGACTGGCTTAACGAGGGGCAAAAGGCGGCAGTTCGCATTGCCCCCGAAGCCTACACGGTTACCGCGAACGTACAGCTGGCTACTGGTGCCCGACAGAACTTGGTTACCATAGCCGCTGCAGCAGCTGTTGAGGTGCCGCTTCGCCTCATTGAAATTACCCGCAACGTCACCGACGCCACCGGTTTCCCCGCTTTGCGGGCGATCCGCATGGTAAACCGCAGGGCACTCGACCAAGCGAATCCGGACTGGCCGACTGACGCTACCAACGCACTCGTCGAGAACTACATGTTCGATTCGCGCAACCCAAAAGAATTCTTTGTTTATCCGCCGCAACCCGCAGCGGGCCAAGGCTTCGTGGAGGTTATATATTCGGCGGAGCCGACTGACCTCACGGCCGATACCGACCCGATTGCTCTGGACGATGCGTTCGCCCCCGCGCTTGTAGACTATATCGTGCATCGCGCCCTTAGCACTGACGCTGAGTACGGCTCTAACCCGGCCCGAGTCGCGCAGCACTTTAACCAGTTTATGGGCGCTATGACGCAAAAGACGCAGACAGACCTAACCGTCGAGCCCGTACCTGCAACGACCTCGGTTGAATAATGCCTAATACCACTGGATTTTACTACCCGCGACTGCGCCTCCAAGCGCCAGGTGCCCCCGAGCAAATTCTCGGCGACTCAGTACTTCGCGCGATGGCCACTATAGCTCGCGACACCGGCGCGTTCCGCAAGGACATTGTGCCCATCAGTTTCGTAAGTGGTACTGCGGCCTACCCGTACGTACTGGACGGTTTTCGATTCCTTGACTTCAGCGAAGTATGGTTTATCGAAGACTCGACGAACCCCTCGCGTAGTGACGCCGACAAGACGCCCATCGAGCGCATTTCGCACACCCAGATGCATACGCTGCTGCTGGATGATGCCACAGGCCAGCGCCCCGAAGCATGGGCGCACACCCTCGGCGTCCCT